AACGGTGTTGGAAGTAGGTCAAAGTCCAATGCTGGTGGCAGACATAAACGTTTCGACGTACTACACACAAACAACATAGGGGACAAAATGCCAACGACAATCATAACTGGTCGCGATTTAGTCGTGACCATTGCAACCGTTAACTACGACGCGCAGGCGACCAGCGCAACACTTGCGAATTCACCAACCGTCGAGACTTATCAAACACTAGACGGCAAGGCTTACAAGCACATTGACGACCAGTGGACATTTGACGTTTCAATGCTTGCAGACTGGGGCGCGACTGGTTCATTGTGCGAAGCACTATGGACTGCCTGCGAAACTGCACCAAACACAACATTGGCGGTTTCATTGACTGCCGTGACTGGTGCAGTGTTTGCATTCAACGTCATGCCAGTATTTCCAGCAGTCGGCGGGGCAGCACCTGACGCGCAGACAGTTGACCTATCATTCATAGTGGTGGGAACACCTACTGAAACATTCAGTTAAAAACTAACAATCGGGAGACAAAATGAAACTACCAATCACAATTGAATACAACAACGGCGACCAAATCACCTACACGGCAGCACCGCCTGAATGGGTGAAATGGGAAAAAAGCACTGGGAACACCATTAGCCAGGCACAGGAGAAAATCGGAATTTCCGATCTTGTATTCCTTGCCTATCACGCCATGAAGCGAGAAGCAGCTGGGAAACCAGTCAAGCCAATCGAAGCATGGACGGAAACCATTTCCGAAGTGATCGTCGGTGAAGCAAACCCAAAAGCCACCCAGTCGGAAGCCTTAGCAGAATAGTTTGGGAGATAGCCCTGGCAACGGGGCTATCACCAAATGAGTTTGAAAGTGCCGAAGACATTTTGACGATACTTGAGATTTTGGAAAGGCGGAAAAATGGCAACTGAAGCGATCAGTTATGACAAAGCCGAATTGCGCGCCATTCTTAAATCCTTCAAAGCAATGGACGAAGAAGCAACTCAGCAAGCAAAAAAGCAAACTTCGGAATTGGCTGAGTACGTCCGCACGAAAATCATTGCTACGGCTAATCAATCAACCAACCGCGTTGCACCCAAAATTGCGCAGGGTTCAAAGGTTTCGAAATCTTCCAAAATTGGTGAAATTTCATTTGGTTTTGCTGCCCAAAAGTTAAGCGGTGGCGGTACAACTCAACAGGTTTGGGGCGGTTACGAATTCGGTTCAAATCGTTTCAAGCAATTTCCAGTTTGGTCAGGTCGTGAAGGTCGCGGGTCGCGGGGTTGGTTTATCTATCCAACCCTTCGCAGCGCCCAACCTGAGATCATAAAAAAGTGGGAAGAAGCATTTTCAACGATCGTTAGGAAGTATGACTAATGGCTGGCAGTCGCACCCTTAAACTTTCGATTCTTGGCGACGTTGACAATCTCAACAAATCGCTCAAAACCGCTTCAGGAGATGTCGATTCATTTGGTGACAAGGTTGGCAAGGCAGGCATAGCAATTGGCAAGGCGTTTGCCGCAGCTGCTGCCGCTGCTGGGGCTGCTGCAATTGCCATTGGTATCGAAGGCGTAAAGGCTGCGATCGAAGACGAAAAGGCACAGACCCAATTGGCATTGGCATTGGAAAACGCCACAGGCGCGACCACTGCCCAAATCGCTGCAACTGAACAATCAATTCTTCAAATGTCACTTGCGACGGGTGTGGCCGACGACGAATTGCGCCCAGCACTTGGTCGCCTGGTTAGATCGACGGGCGACATTACAAAGGCGCAAGATTTACTTTCAACCGCCCTAGACATTAGCGCTGCAACAGGCAAGCCAGTCGAAGCAATTGCAAACAGTCTTGCCAAAGCCTATGACGGCAACACCGCAGCCCTGGGCAAATTGGGCGTTGGTTTATCTACCGCCGAATTGAAAACAATGTCATTTGAGCAGGTGCAAGGTCGCCTGACTGAATTGTTTGGTGGCGCAGCTGCTGCCAACGCCGACACGTACGCAGGCAAGATCGCACGCGTGCAGGTTGCATTCGACGAAGCAAAAGAAACCGTCGGAACGGCATTGTTGCCAATCCTTGACACACTTTTGAAATTTATAAACGAAAACGCATTGCCAGCAATCAACGCATTTTCTGACGCTTTTAGTTTGACGCAAGGCGACGGGCTTGGCAAGGTTATGAGCGACGTCGCTTCAACAATTAAGAAAGTTGTTCAGCCTATTTTTGAAGGTGCAAAATCAGTTTTTGACAATGTCAAAAATGCAATCATAAATAGCAAAGATGAATTTTCGGCGTTTTGGGACGTAGTCAAATTTATTGCGCCGTTGATCGGAAATGTCATTGGCGCACAATTAAAGGCAATCGGCACTATCGCTGAAGTGGTCATTACTATTTTTGGCAAGGTTCTGGGCGCAATCAAGCCGATTCTAAATACTGCTATTGACGGTATTAACTTGGTCATTCGTGGGTTGAATTTAATTAAGACTGGCAAAGACATTCCCTATTTGCCAAAGATCGGCGACGGTGGTTCAGGAAGCGTTGCAGGTTTTAGCGGAACAACGCCCGGCGGTACGGCATTTTCAACTGGCGGAACACGGGAACAAACTGCGGCAGAAAAAGCACAATTGGCTGCAAGCGTTGCAGAATCTGAAGCAATAAACAAAATAGTCGTTGCTGGTCAAAAGCAAGGTTTAACGGCTGCACAATCATTAGCGGCGTCAGCTGCTACTTCATCATCAAATGTTGTTTCTAGCAATTTTAACCCTGCCGCATTTCGTGCTGGAGAAGCGGCAACCAGTGGGACGACGATCAATGTGACGGTGACAGGCGCAATCGACAAAGAAGGTACTGCACGCACAATTGTTGACACTTTAAATAATTCCTTTTATCGCGGCACAGGTGGGGCTGGCAACTTGGTGGCAGTATGACCCAGTGGAATCCAGTTTGGAAAGTTGAAATTGACGGCGTTGAATACACCGACGCCATTTTGGCAAACCTGAATATTCAAAGCGGTCGAACAAACATCTATGAGCAGGCGCAAGCGGGTTACGTCAACATTCAATTGATTGACTTAAATCAGGCAACAATCCCCGTTTCAATCAATTCAACGATTTCGGTTCAAATCAAAAACACCGCAAACACCTTTGTCCCAATCTTCGGCGGTAACGTCGTGGACATTGGGTTGGAAGTGCGGGACGTTGGTTCCACCATGTTCACCCAAACGTATTCGATCACGGCATTGGGCGCATTGGCGCGTTTGCCAAAAGCATTGACCAACGGAGTGCTTTCAAAGGCATTCGACGGCACACAGATTTACACGATACTTTCAGCCTTGTTGCTTAATACTTGGGCGGACACACCAGGGGCATTGACTTGGGCAACCTTCAACCCGACAACAACCTGGGCAAATGCTGGCAACACTGGTTTGGGCGAAATTGATCGCCCAGGCGATTACGAATTGGCAGCACGTTCGAGCGACCGAACCGACGTGTATTCATTGGTTTCAGCATTGGCGACGTCAGGGCTTGGATACATTTACGAAGACGCGCAGGGGCGGATTTCATACGCGGACGCCACGCACCGCAGTCAATACCTTTCAGCCAACGGTTACGTTCAAATAACTGCTAACCAAGCCCGTGCAGCGGGTTTGCGCACTGAAACCCGTGCAGGCGACGTTCGCAACAATTTGACAATCAAGTACGGGGCAACCAGTAGCAGTGAACGATCTGCCAGTGATTCAAATTCAATACTTACTTACGGCACACTTTCGCAAATTATCAACACAACGCTTCACAATGCAGCTGACGCGGAAGATCAGGCTGATTTTTATTTGGCACTACGAAAAGACCCTCAGCCAATTTTTAGTGAAATTACCTATGACTTGACCAATCCTGAAGTGGACAACTCTGACCGTGATAACCTGATCGGCGTTTTCATGGGCATGCCCGTTTCAATCTCTGATCTACCTTCAAACATGGGTTCAATCTTCCAGGGATTCGTCGAGGGCTGGTCTTTCCGTGCGGGGTACAACACCCTTTCGGTTTCGCTTAATCTTTCGCCGGTTGCTTATTCATTGCAGGCTTTGCAATGGAACGAAATTTCCAACACATTTACCTGGTCGGGCGTGTCGCCAACGCTTGACTGGGCACGTGCAACAATTATCACTTAACGAAGGAGAGACAAATTACAAATCCAACAACCCCCTTTTCGTGGCAAATGCCGACGTCGAGTGATCTCGTTACGGATTTACCAGCAGACTTTGAAACATTCGGTCAAGCCGTAGCCACTTCAATGGCTGATTTGCTTGGCGGCACAACTGGTCAGGTTTTATCTAAGGCGTCAAACACCGACATGGATTTCACATGGATTGAACAAGACGATTCAACACTTGCATTCAATGCACAGACAGGCACGACTTACACATTGGTTGCAGCTGACGCCGCAAACAAATTGGTTACAACTTCAAACGCTTCGGCGGTAACGGTTACAGTGCCGCCATCAGTTTTCACAACTGGCAACGTAATTAACTTGCAGTCAATTGGTGTTGGTTTGACTAGTTTTGCACAAGGCGCAGGCGTGACAATTACTTCAACAGGGGCAACTGCAACAGCACCAATCTTGCGTGCGCGTTATTCTGCATGTTCAATCATTTGCACAGGTTCAAACACTTTTACGATTATTGGTGACATTGCGTGATCATTCCAGGAATCATGGCTTCGCAAAATTATCCACGAAGCGTAAGTGTTGAATACTTAGTCGTTGCAGGCGGCGGCGGTGGTGCGCTTGCTGGCGCAGGCGGTGGTGCTGGTGGCTATCGCACCGCAAACAGTTTTGCCGTTGCAAGAAATCAAAACGTCACAGTTACCGTTGGCGCAGGTGGTTCAGGCGGTGGTGGCAGTGCTGGAAGCAATGGTTCAAATAGCGTTTTCTCAACTATCACATCAAATGGTGGTGGTTATGGTGGTTCAGGTGGTGGTGTTTATGCACCCAATACTGGTGGTTCAGGCGGCGGTGGCGAAAGAAATGCAAGCGAAGGCCCGCAATCGGGTGCCGCAGGCAATACGCCTTCAACATCACCGTCACAAGGTAACAACGGTGGAAGCGGTGTAGCAGGCGCAGGCGGCGGCGGTGGTGGTGCTGGCGCAGCTGGAAGTAATGGCACAAGTGGCAACGGCGGTAATGGCGGCGCAGGTAGTGCTTCAAGTATTACTGGCACTTCAGTTACTCGCGGCGGCGGTGGTGGTGGTCGTTCAACAACATCTGGCACAGGTGGTGCAGGCGGCGGCGGAGACGGAAGCAACACCCTGACAACTGGAAACCCTGGTACTGCTAACACAGGCGGCGGTGGTGGTGGCGTAGGCGGTGGAACAGGCGGTGCAGGTGGTTCGGGCATTGTTATTCTTCGTTATGCAAACACCGAAACAATCACAATCGGCGCTGGCTTGACGGGTTCAACTGCAACAGACGGAAGTTTCAAGGTTTCAACAATTACTGCTGGCACAGGAAACGTGAGTTTTGCATAATGGCACACTACGCATTTTTAGACGAAAACAACATTGTCACTGAAGTCATTGTTGGCATTGACGAAACTGAGTTAATAGAAGGACTAGATCCTGAAACTTGGTACGGAAATCTTCGCAATCAAATTTGCAAGCGCACTTCATACAACGCAACAATTCGAAAAAATTTTGCTGGCATTGGGTTTGAATACGACGTTGTTTTGGACGCATTTGTTCCACCAAAATGTCATGAAGAAGCAATTTTAAACAACGACACTGCGCAATGGAATTGCGAGAATGAGAGACACAATGTCGATCTATCCTGACGGTACAAATGCGCGGTTGATCGAAGTCGCAGCTGCTGAAGTAGGCACAATCGAAGAAGGCGACAACCTGACAAAGTACGGCAAATTTACAAAGGCAGACGGTTTGCCCTGGTGCGGTTCTTTCGTCAACTGGTGCGCAGCCCAGGCAGGTGTCAAGATTCATTCAGTCGTGGGAACTGCCGTTGGTGCACACAAATTCAAAGAAATTCAACGCTGGTCAGGAATGCCGCAGTTGGGCTATTTGGCTTTTATGGACTTTCCACATGACGGCGTTGATCGCATTTCACACATTGGAATTGTTGTTGGACTAATTGATTCAAAAACTTGCATGACAATCGAAGGCAACACCAGCGGGACAGGCGACCAACGCAACGGCGGAATGGTTATGGTGAAGGTTCGGTCGTACGGTGCAGGAAAAGAAATCGTCGGTTTTGGGATTCCAAAGTTCGTCCCGTACAAGGGCGAATTTCCTAAGATCGAGATACCAACCACGGCTGCAAAGCCTAAGAAGGAGACAAAAAAATGGAACAAGCCAAAGCCCTGATCGCGTCATGGGCGCGTTCATTTATGGCAGCAGCACTTGCGCTTTACATGGCGGGCGTTACTGACCCAAAGACCCTTGCAATGGCAGGTGTGGCAGCGGTTGCACCAGTTGTTTTGCGCTGGTTAAATCCAAACGACAAAGCCTTCGGTTCTACGGGGAAGTGAACCGTCGATTCGCAGCGGCTGGGTTGGTTTGGGCACTTGCACTAACCCAGTCCGCTTGCGGGTATCAGGGGTGGACAC